GTTTCGTGATGTGTTTCCCGCACTACTTTGATACAATGCACCATTTTCAGTTATCGTTGGGCTTTCGTTAACGAGCAGGGTATCGTTAACGGGCACTACGTCATTCTATTTCAACAATTTTGGAATATCTTTCCCTTTAATATTTACGCCCAAAATAACCGAGCCAAGAATTAAAGCCCCGCCAATTACATACTCCTTGTTTTTTACAATCCAAGCAAGAAAATTCTTGCTCTCTGAATCCTTTGCTGCCATTTTATCTGCAATTTCAATCATCTTGTTCGATATAGAGTCACGTTCTTCGGCAGTAATATCTTCACGTTTAAGGACTTCCCCTAAATCATCAAGGATTTTCCTATATGCTGCATATACAGTGCTTTGGCTTGCAGTATTTTCTGCAATAGCAGTATCACAAGTCGCTCCAAGTTGCTCGACCATACACCTCGCCATTTCGGAATAGGCTGGGAACTGGTTGATTATTGATAGAGCAACATCCTTATCCATATTGGGAATAAGCGATACAAATTGAATAATTTTGTCCTTGGAAAGATTACGAAACGAATCGATATTAAGCGCATTCTTGACTTGGCTTTCGCTAACAAGGCTTTGTGGCATAATAATTCTCCATTCTTTTATGTCTCATATGCGGCACGAAACAATATTATACGCCCAGGCGGTGACGCCGGTCATTAAGCCACTCGCCTTTATACTTGAAAAATTTTGGCCCCGCAATAGAATACTTTTTTCCAGAAAGCAGCTTAGCAAGCGCTGTCAATGACATGGTTTCACCGTTATATTCGATGTTACGGTCATCTACAACCTTTGCTTTCAGATTATCGTCATAGGCGTATTCGATTTCATCACCCTCAGGGATTTGGCACTTTGAGAACGAAAAGTTAGACGCACGCTCTGTGCTCTCTGTATCAATCTCTTGTGCGGTCTCTTCGGCAAGAGCCTCTTCAGAGCTCGGCTTTATAAGCTTGAGCTTATCTGAGCAGCCATGAATTTCGGCAATTGCTTCCAACAATGAATACGCGTCTTCGGGCGACATTGCATAGAACTCACGTACTCGTTTCTGGCCGCTGGTAGTTTCAATGGAACGCAGATTCGGATTCAACTTATCAATGATGGAGTGAATCTTCAGATCTGACAGCCGAGAATTCACTTCATATGTCGCGTACACACGAAAGGCAAACGGGATGCACTCGCTTCTATTAAGCTGTCGCAGTCGCTTGTCAATATCATCCGCGTAACCGATTTTCACATACTCCGGGAACGATGGGTTTGTTAGTATGTAGATTACGCCCGTTTTATCCATGGTATAGCCTCCTTGTTATATGACGAACCAATCCCCCATATATAATTTATTTCATAATGAATTCATAACGTTCAGCAAACTCTGATAGCTGTCAACGTCGTGGTAAACCACATTCTCTGTGGATATTTCGTTGAACAGCTTCCGTGCGCAACGTATTTTTGCCTGTTCTATCGGCTTTAGCTGCAGCGTTTCCATCGTGCCTTTAGTCTCGGCGACAAAGAAAATGTGCTTCACTGTTCCGGCGTAAAACGCAATCGCCCAGTCTGGCGAGTAATTGCCGACCGGCGTGGGAATCTGAAAGCCCTTCGGCAGCTTGGCATAGACACAGACTTCGTTTGCGGCTTCGAGGTCTTGTGCGAACCGGCGCTCGACGCTCTGTTCCGCGATACCATCGGTGAAAACATAGTCCTGTATGTGCTTTTGAACACGGAAGGCTTTGTCAATGCCCTGCGAACGTTTTTCGGCAGTGAAAATGTCGCTGTCGTAGCTGCCCTGAATCCGGTCGTATGTAATATGTTCAACGATCATTGTTGCCTTTTGCTCTTTGATAAGGCGAATGACTTTGTTAATGAACTCCTCTGGGTTGTATCTGAACATGGCGAGCTTCGCCGAGTTGATGCCGAACAAAATGGCGGCAGCCGTGCGGCGTGTCAGGATTGTCCCTTCGGCTACCTTGCCAATAAGATCATACTTCACCTGACTGATTTCCGAGTGATGCAGCGTTTCAGTGTGCGTCTTTGCCGCCTTAAAAGCGTCCCCACGGTCAATGGCGGTCGCTTCCATATCGGATTTCTGTTCGCCGGTAGAAACGGTATATTGAAGCTGCGAAACAAAAAGGTTCTCATCAATGTGCGCGACGGCTTTTTGAATCAGCTCGGCTGTGTCGAAATCCACGGCATATGCATACTTGTGGTTAATGTAGCCCCAGAGAGTCTGAAATTCCTTCTTGTAGAAGTTATCGTTCAACTCGTTCTCGAAAATTTTTGTTTTGTTGCCGTTGTCGATCATATCATTGAGGACGCGCTCATCAAACACACCCTGTATCAGCGTGTGAACACCATCGGCTATAGGTTGCAAGTCAAGCGGCAACGGTGCAAGGGCATTGTTGGCGAGGTCGGCGCGGTACGAATCTGTGACATTGTCGTTATCGTCCACGTAGTCGTTTTTGAGCAGATAGCGATAAATGTCCTTCGCCTGCTTCGCATCAATGGTAGTCGGCACTTCTCCAATTTTGACAGTCTTGCCGAGGAAGTAATCCATTGTCGCTTTAGACGGCCTGTCGTAAAGTACGTCTTTGATCTGCTTTTGCAGATCTGAAACAAACGGCACATAGCTCTCGCTGGCGATAACCGTGAGAAGGTTAATGTCATGCACGGTCGTCCCGCAGGTTTCGACGTCCATGCGGTCGCCGCTCTGATTCACGCACAGGCGCATACCGCGCCCGACCTCCTGACGTTTTTGAGTCGCGCTGTCGGAGTGCTTGAGCGTACAAATCTGAAACACATTAGGATTGTCCCAGCCCTCACGAAGAGCGGAATGGGAAAAGATGAACCGCGTCGGCTCGTCGAAGGAAAGCAGACGCTCTTTGTTTTTCAGAATCAGATCATAGGCGGAGATATCGTCGGAGAACTCCGAGCCACGCTTGGGCGTGCTGTCGATGGAATGCCCGGTCTTTTTATCAATGCTGAAATAGCCCTTGTGCGTGTCGGCAACATCAATACTGCGCAGATACTCCTGATACGGCGTATCGAAAAGCGTGATGTACTCATTGAGTACGCTGATATACTCCTGCTCAAACACTTTTCCGTATTCGCCGAGTAACTCGTTTCCGTCCTCATCGTACTGACGGTACTTGGCAACCTCGTCTATGAAGAACAGTGACAGCGTTTTAATGCCCTTGTTGAACAGACTTTCTTCCTTCTTGAAGTGGGAGATAATCGTCTCGCGTATTTGAATGCGGCGCATATCCTTTTCGGAAATGTCGCCGACCACATCGCCGCGTGTAATGACCTCGCCGTTGGTAAAGGTGACCGTCGCGCCAATGGGGTCGATTTCAGAGATGGTGTAGCCCTGATACTCCTCCAGCGGTGGCATATTCTTACCGGCAGAGAGATAGTACAGATTGTCTCCGACGCTGAGGATGCGTGTCTCGCGGTTAATGGATTTCTGATAATTGACCTCGAACTCCAGCCGCGCCATCGGCGGCTTCTTGCTCGACAAGATAATATCCTCAAGGAACAGGTACATATCCGTGCCACGGAAGTTCTTGACTTCAAAGCCCTTGACTTCGATTTTCTTGACAAGGCGCTTGTTGTAGGCATCCAGCGCATCCAGTACATAGACAAGGTTGTGGTGGTCTTTGTGCGTGGCGGAATAGTTCAGACTGAAAAGTGGGTTGAAGCTCTTGAGGGCTTTCTGCGTGACCTCGCCGCCCATCTTCTGTGGCTCGTCGAGAATGATAATCGGGCGGTTAGCGCTGATGACGTCAATCGGCCGGCGGGAGGCAAATTCGTCTCGCTTGGAATAGATGATTCGCGCTTCCTTGCTTTTGCCGTCCTCTTTCAGTGAGGAAGCGAACGCCTGCGTGTTAATAATCAGCACATTGATACCGGCGCTGGAGGAAAAGTTGTCGAGCTGATTGAGATTGGAGCTGTTGTAGACAAAGAAACGCGCTTTTTTTCCGTAGTGCTCCATGAAGTGGTCTACGGTCATTTCAAAGGATTTTTTCACGCCCTCGCGGATGGCGATAGACGGTACAACAACAATGAATTTGCTCCAGCCGTACCGCTTGTTCAGCTCGAACATGGTCTTGATGTAGACATAGGTTTTGCCTGTGCCGGTTTCCATTTCTACGTCCAGAGAGCAGCGCCCAAGCTGGCGCGAAAGGTCGTCGGACAGACGGATGTTGTTCAGTGTCTGCCGCTCACGGAGGTTGTGCAGAAGCTGCTCATCGGTCAGCTCGATATTCTCATTCTTATAGCCGAGCTCGTCCATCAGGTCGAGCTGCTCACCATACCCGTCAGGCGTTACTAAACTCATCTGAACCGGCTGCGGCGCAGCCTTACCGAGGTCACGGATATATGTAATGCGGTCATAATGGCGTTGGCCGTTGAAAATACTGACAACGCTTTCCACAGCATCCGTTTGGTATTGCTGTATTTTGAAATTAAACCGCATCCTCATTTCTCCTTTCATGCGTATCCCACAGAAAACTTACGAGTGTAATACTGCTACCAACGGCGAGCTTTGCATGTCGTTCTTCAAGCCCTTTGTATGATGCGCTCTTCCCATGACCACTTCCGTATGGATTTCTAAGCGCAGCAAGGTTTGTGGCAATAGCTCGAAGATTGCCTAAAAGTGCTCTCATTTCATTGGCAGCGGGTGCAGTATCGGGTATATCTGTTGGCATAAGTTTCAGACACTTTACTGTTTCGCCCGTCAGCTTGCCAACATCCCAGTTTTTATCCCATTCTATATGATTATCATCAAGAATTGTTTTACAACAGCTCTCAATAAGCTCTTTTGCCTTACCGATAGCCTCAGTGGGATTTGAGGACTGCATACCGATCATTAAATCTATCTGCGCGGAAAGATAATCACTTGAGAACTTGTCTTTAAGTATTTTTGCAGTTTGAAGAAACGGCGCAGATACACCGAATACCCGATTCGCTATATCCTTACACTTGCGATAGTAGCCTGCATATTCCGTATTATAGCTATATTTGAAATCACCAAAATACGAGTCTTCATGCGGAGTGAATTCGCCATCAAAGTTTGCTTCGTAATAATCAAACAAATCCTTAATGAGCTTCATTTTATCCGTGGGAGCCGCATCGTTTAGATATGCCATCAAAGATTTTCCTTTTGACATACCATATTTTTCGCATATAGCTTCCCCGATACTATTCATAGTGAATACGTCAAAATCGTTTGTGGAAAAATCGAGAACATACCCGCCGCGATTATACAGCTTTAGGAAAGCCCCAATTTCCAGTTGTGATAATACTGGCATCTTGCAACCTGCCTCTTGATTCTGCACAATATAGCTTTCAAGCAGTTTGGCAATGATCTCCGCATTGCGCGATGTCGTTCCACTATATGCTACGCTTTCCTCGTAACAATCTTGAATTTTTACGACCTTATCGCCATAAAGACGATAAGCAGTAGTGATTGCATCATATTCTGCTGATTTGTCTGCCATTTCTACTGCTTTTCTCAGTGACGTTATTACGCCAACAATTTCTTCTATTTGCTTTGACGATAACATCACAGCACCTTCCTTATCGTGGTTGGGCTGTATGCAGCGAAAATCTGGTCGAAGTTTGTGGCGACGCTGTCGCTGGCGTAGCCGCCGTCGCGCATGACGAAATAGTAAGGTTTCTTTTGCGCAATCTCCTTGATCGTCTCGTCAGTGATGTCCTCATCAAAGCAGGCAATCAAATACCCATCGGCAACTGAGAACACCTTTTTCCCGGCGACGGTAGTCTCCTCGATCTTGCTGGACAGCAGAACGCCGAGGTCGAGCATCACCTGGAAGAGCAGGTCTTCGGGTGTGCGGTCGTCCTTGATGTTGTCCGTCAGCGACGAAAACAGCGACGGTGTGTATTCGGACGGGCTGTAATACACTTCCTTCATGTTGCTGCTATCGCATTTGAGGACACGGAAACCAATGTCGAGGTTCTGTGCGGTAAGCCCGACCTCGTCAACGATTTTCTTTCCCGCGCGGCGGATGCGCTCTTTGCCGATTTCGGGTATTGTGTGTGGTCGCTTAATAGTATCAAGGAAATCTATCGAAACCTGAAGTTGAGCTTTTGTTTTACCAGACGATTTTGCAAGGCTATCATCTAAATTTTCTGGAAGCTGAACAAGGACAAACTGAACTGCGGTTTGCCGCTCCATGTTAAGTTGCATTACTGCGTGTGCTGTTGTTGCTGAACCAGAGAAAAAATCGAGGACGATATCTCGGTTCTTGACGTTTCCAATTTGCAACAGTCCTCGAAGCAATTCAACGGGTTTGGGATTACTGAAGATGTTTTTTACTCCAAACAATTCAGTCATGCAGTCGTTAGCACCCTGATTATTCCCGAATTGGGTGCTTTCCCACCAGTTCGTAGCACATTGACCTTCCTCTTCACGCTCAAACTTAAAATATTTCTTGCGCGGCATTCCGTCACCACCGCGAGGAAAAATGATTCTATTGTCTGCAAGCAATTCTCGATACGTCGCTTCCTCGCCCATCCACTCTTCATCAAGCACGATTCCTGTCGGTGTTGTGATTGTATACCGGCTGCCCGATTGATCTGAACCAACTTTCCACGGCTTAGAAGCCCAATCTCCACGCAGGTCATTATCCGGGTTTGAAAAGTCACCAGTTAGATCGATTTTCCCGACTCCTACTGAACGGAGGTAATTGCTGTTCTTGGCATATGCGATGATGTGTTCAGCCACCAAACCAATCATCTTAGTTTTATCATTTGGCTGATTGTGCCTTCTACGCCAGTGAATATGCCCTTCAAAATTAGTACCGCCAAAAATCTCATCGCATATTTTCCGTAATTGAGCTACTTCATTATCATCAATGCTGATAAATATAACCCCATCATCCGTCAACAAATCCTTTGCCAGCTTCAGTCTCGGATAGATCATATTCAGCCAATCTGTATGAAAGCGTCCGTTGCTCTCGGTATTCTGGACAAGGCGGTTGCCCTCGGCGTCGTACTGCCCGCTGTTTGCGATATATTCTCCTGCGTCCTGCGCGAAGTCGTCCTCATACACGAAGTCATTGCCTGTATTATAGGGCGGATCGATATAGATCATCTTGATTTTGCCGAGGTAGGTCTCCTGCAAGAGCTTCAGCACTTCCAGATTGTCGCCCTCGATATAGAGGTTTTCGGTTGTGTCGAAGTTGACGCTTTCCTCCCGGCAGGGGCGGAGCGTCTTAGATATCGGTGCGTTGGCAAGCAGGACGGACTTGCGCTTGTCCGGCCATGTAAACTGATAACGCTCGTCCCGACCCTCCACCACAAAGGAGGAAAGCTCCTGCCGCAGCATATCAAAATCAATCACTTTCGTGAGTTTATCGTCAACAAGCGTTTCGGTGACGCAGTTTGGGAACAGCCGCGCAATTTTCTCGACGTTCTCGTCCACCTTATTAACGCTGTGCATTTTAAGCTTGTCCATTAAAGGCCCCTCCATATATTCTCGCAATATTATCGGCTATCCTATCATAAGAAACAATCCTTAGGTTTTGCTGTTCGTACATCTGCCTGCTTCTAATTAATTTTGCGCTGTCATTCATATAATGTCTTCTGGAGACTATCAAGCAATAATGTATATTGCTTACAGGAACATCAATTCCAAATTTAGAAAGACCAATGTTTTTTATGAAATATGCTCTATTATCATCCATCCACAGTTTCCAATCTCGTATTTGCACAAGCCCTTTTCGAACATCCTCAGTCTCACCGTTTGTGCTGGATAAAACATATGGGGTATTAGGATTCTCAAATTCTACTAACACAATATGCCAACCATCTGAGTTGTCGCCAATTAGGCAATAATCTGCCGTGTATCTTTCCCCCAAAGGGTATTCTTTGAAAAGAAACGCACCTGCATGATTATAAAAAGGATAGCCGTCAAGGATTGAATAAGGAATAAACCATTTTTTATTCTGCTTAATATAAGTTTGAACATCGTTTTCCTTTTGCGCTTTATTTAAAATATCAATAAAAGCCCTGCTCTCTTCAGAGAAATCCAAATTATCATGTTCTGCCTTGTAATTATAATAATTATCAGGAAACATAGCCTTCCGTACTTTTAGTGCCTCATGTGCGTTTGCTAGCTTGAACATCACTTGAGTTCCTCCATTTCACGCTTTTTCTCCTGAAGCTGCTGATACAAATCAAATTTCTTTTTAGGCTGAACCTCGATCTGCGTCCATTTTTCCAGCTTCTCTATTTCCTTTTGCAGTTTCAGAATTATTTCCTGCCGCTGCAATTTTGTGTCAATGTCATCGTCCGGATTATGTTTGGTCAAGCCGTCCTGCAGGGCGATTTGCTCCAAAAAGCCCTGCCATACGGCGTCCAGCGTGAAGCCTTTTACTTCGAGCGTGATTTTGTCATAGGACAGCCACGCCGTAGTGTAGAGCTTCGCGTAATAAACCGCAAGCTGCGCTTTATCATCGAACCGCAGCAGGAATAACAGCTTGTGCGGATTCTGCCGGGCGATGTTCTCCACGATGCGCCCGTCAAACTGCTGCTTCTTGAGGTCTATGGTCAGCACCAGTATCTCGGATATTTCCGTACCTGCCTCCAGATTAAGCGTGGCGGCGGTCAGTGAGTTTGAGAGGGTGATACGCTTGACGTCGGTGACAAATTTCTCCTTTAAGTCGCTGTTCAATGTCAAACGCTTATAGAACGCCTCTTTCGGCATCACGCGCCCGACAGCCGTTGCGGAGGGTAACTGTATCATTCGCTCATCACCACCAAAAAGCAGATTAGCTCAAAATCGTCCAGCCCGTGAACATCGCCGGAGAGGAAGGTCGTCTGTCCGCTGCCAAAGAAGCTGTCGATGTCGCTTTCTTCCTTCACGTCGATAATCGACGCGACCGCCTGCCGGAGCAGCTCGGAGATGCGCCTCATATCCTTGCCGTCCTTCGTTTCGTGGTTGAAGGCGTGGCAGACGGACAAGTCCGGCTCTGTCTTGCCACGGCAGAGATGGCGCATACGGTCGAGCGTAGCTTTCGGGTCGAGGTGGTTGCATACCACTTCGCCGTCGTCTCCGATATACACCATGTAGAACGGGTGCAACCGGTTTTGATTTTCGATATTGACGCCCGGATTGATGTTTTTGAGTATGAATATCACGCCCGGCTTCTCGCCACGTACCACGGCATTGATACCGAATGGCGTGTGATCAAGGCTGGGGTGTTCTTTTATATAGGCAAGCAAGTCCATGCGGAATTCGTTCAATCCCAAATCCATGATGGAGATGCCGGAGTTCATTTCTTCCAGATCGACGACCTCGTTTTGCAGCTTTTCAAGCTGGGCGCGACGGTAACGAAGGTCGCCGTTTTCGTCCTGATTGATGTAGTCATCGTCGCCTGTGGAGGTCATGACGGAAATGCGCATACGCGCTTCGACGCGCTCCTTGAGGTTGATATACTCGTCCAGCGACAAATCCGGCCAGAAGTTCACAAGCTGAATGACGGCGTTGCGGCTGCCAATACGGTCGATACGTCCGAACCGCTGAATGATGCGGACAGGATTCCAATGAATGTCGTAGTTGATGCAGTAGTCGCAGTCCTGCAGGTTCTGACCTTCGGAGACGCAGTCGGTTGCGATAAGTATGTCGATGACGTTATTGTCCTTCGGCATGGTCAGCGCCTTTTCCTTTGCGATCGGAGAGAAGCAGGTTAGAACGGAGTTGATGTCGCACGAGAAGCGCGGAATGGTTACTCTGCCGTCAATGCCGCCCGTGACAAGCGCTGTGTTTAATCCATACTTGTCCTTAATGACCGTGGAAAGGTGGTCATACAGATACTCCGCTGTATCCGCAAAGGCTGTAAAAATTAGCACCTTCTTGTTGCCCTCGTTGATGGGATGCTCGATTTTGTCGCAGACGACGCGAATGAGCTGGTTCAGCTTATAGTCGTACTGCGGCGTAATATCCTCAATCATAAGGATAAGAAGCTGCAGCACTTCAAGGTCGGCTTGCAGGTCACGCTGCCATGAAACATAGTCCATGTCGCGCAGGTCGATTTTAAATTTCTTGCCCACGCTGAACATATCGGTGTTCTGGTCATCCAGATCGAAATCGTCGGCGTTGGCAACATCCTGCACGGATACGGATGCACCCGGCTGGAATGCGTCAATCTGCTGCACCGTATCGTAATAGGCGTTGTAGATACGGGTGACGGTGAGCTTGAAGGAATGGACAGAGCTCTCCATACGCTTAAGCAGGTTAATATTCATCAGACGCTGAATACCGCGCTCACGCCCGCTCTGGGAAATGGTTTGGGCGTGTTTGGAATCCGGGTCGATGTACTTGCTTATCTTACTTGCGAGGATATATTTTGACGGCGTGTAGATGGAGAGGTTAAGCTCCATCAGTTGCGCATAAATTTCCTGATAATTAATAGCGTTCGGCTTATCGGTCAGCTTTGGATAAAGCGAGAGCGGTTTATTCCGCTGCGGGAAGCTGCCGATTTCCGTCGTATCGTAATAGCGCTGGATATGCTTGCGGGAGCGGGCGATTGTCACGCTGTCCAGCACCTCGAAAAAGTCAAAATCGAGTTGCCTTAAGAGTGCGTCTGTCGTGCGTCCTTCCGGCTCCAGTTTTGTCCATGCGTTATAGACTTTTTGCGCCTGACGGAAGACGGAGTCGATATCGGTCTTCGTGTTCAGCTTGTCGTTGATAACATCGCTGTGACCTTCATATGCCAGCGCGAGCTGATTGCGCAGGTCATAAAAGCGGTTATTGACCGGCGTCGCGGAGAGCATCAGCACCTTTGTCTTGACGCCGGTGCGGATAACGCGATTCATAAGCCGCGTGTAGCGGTTTTCTCTATCATTATCTTCGCCGGTGGTAGCGCCGCCATTACGGAAGTTATGACTTTCATCAATAACGACGAGATCGTAGTTACCCCAGTTTATACGGTCAATCGGCAGTCCGATGACGGTATCGCCATGATCGCGGGAGAGGTCGGTGTGGTATAGAATGTCGTACCGCAGACGGTCTTTCGCCAAAGGATTGTTGATTAGATTGCCGCGATAAGTCATCCAGTTATCCTTCAGCTTTTTCGGGCAGAGGACAAGGACGCTTTTGTTGCGACCTTCATAATACTTAATCACTGCCAGTGCGGTGAAGGTTTTACCAAGACCGACACTGTCGGCGAGGATACAGCCGTTGTACTGCTCCAACTTATTGATAATGGCAAGGGCGGCGTCCTTTTGGAAATTATAGAGCTTGTTCCAGATAAGGCTCTCCTTAAAGCCGGTTGCTTCATTCGGCAGAACATCCTCGGTGATGTCCTCAAGGAACTCACTGAAGATGTTGAACAACGTCATGAAGTAAATAAGCTCCGGCGCGTTTTCCTGATAGACGGCGGATATGCTCTCAATAACGAACTGCGTGACATCCTGAAGCCGCGCTTCATCTTTCCAAACAGCGTCGAAAAGCTCGATAAATGCAGCGCTTGATGGAAATTCCATGCGGCTTACCATATTGCTGATATTATTGCCACGCTCACAGCCTAAATCAACGGTGGTGAAGCTGTTGACAGGCATATATGTATATCGCTCGGCGGCGGATTCCACATTGATGAAGTTGTTCATGCCGTCGCGGGTAACGTTCGATTTAAAGGTGGCTTTTTTCTGAATCCATGCAGCACACTCTCTTGCGATTGCCTTTTGCGTCAACTCGTTACGGAGCTTAATCTCAAATTCCGTACCATAGAGGCTCTTTTCGCGGTGAAGACGTGGAATATAAAATTCACGCTTTTCCGTCGGCGTCTTTTCCGCGATGAATGTCGGCGAAGTAAAGATGAAGCGCAGCGACTCAACATCCTTGAGTTGCGCCTTTAACTCCTGATAGGCATAAATAGAAAAGCAAGCGGCGGCGATAGAAACACGGCTGCCCTTGGCGATGGTTTTTACAAGGTCATCTCTGACCACGTTTGTTGTATTGTTGAATATCTCCATGCCGCTAACCCCCGTTCTATTTTTGAGAATTTGTCGCCTCGGCGCTTTCATCGGGGACAATTTCCATAATATCGCCGATATCGCAATGGAGCGCCGTGCAGATTTTCAGCAGCACCGAGGTGTTCACATTTCCATCGTTGCCGAGCTTTGCAACGGAGGTGGGGCTGATGTCGCTCATCTTGCAGAGCGTCTTCTTATTTATTTCCTTATCAATCAATAGCTTCCACAGTTTCTTGTAGGTGAATCGCATGGTATAACCTCCTGCTATTTTACTGCACATATCAGATTACATCATTCAGAAAACCGTAACGTCCTTCTTCGCGTCCTTTGACGAATTTTGTGACGGTTGCTCCGGCTTCTTCATATTGCAGGTGTGGAATATGGTCTAAATTCTCTATTACAATCAATTGTCCCTCATCCTGATGATTGATGAAGTATTGGAATAGTGCTGTTCGCATACTCTCTGGGGCGGTCTCATCTAATCCTTCATCAAAACCGTGTAACGGCGTATCAATGATAAACATACGCGGACTATATTTTGCATAGGCAGCAAAGTATTTCCGTAGCATCAGCATGACAATTGCGTTAAGGTAAGCACGATACCCTTTGCCGTGACTACTGTCTTTACTTTCACCGTTTACCTCAATATCGAAAATGCTCATATCAAACCGTGCGCTGGTCAAGTTTTCATACTTGCATTCTTTCAGGATTTCCTCCGCAAACTCTGTCATCATCGTTTGGAAACCATCATCAAAGTATTCTTTGGGATGGTATTCCAGCTTGTCGTCATCCTCGCTTATATCATATGTACCAAGGTCGACCGCAAAAGTCTGTGCATAGGATGCAATCAAGCTCATTTCATCGTTGATACGGTTATATGCTTTGAATACAACGATTGATTCACTCAATGCAGCGGCTTTCGGACGGAGTTCCTCTTCAATCAAAGCGTCAATATCTGTCTGCTTTCTTCGCAAATCGGTCAATTTGTCGGTGATTTCAGCCTTTTCCTCAAATACATCCTTTTCTGCGCTAATCAAGCCATCAAGTTGAGCGGCGATTCTGGATAGCTCGGCTTTCGCTGATGCGACATAGGATTCCCGCCCACGAGGGGTGATTTTTCCGTCACAGAAAGGACAGGTGGCGGGTGCTGGGACATAGTGCATTTCCTCCTCGCCATCAACGATAAAGGACAGTCGTTTTATATCAGCCGAATACTGATCTCTCAATTTCTTGAACCGCGAAATAAGAACATCGCACTCGACTTCGCGCTCTTCTGTTTCCACTATTGCGCTTAAAAGTGTCTTGCTTTCTGATAAGGCGGCAGCAATATTTCTTTCGGCAGTTTCAAGGGACGCTACCATCTCTGCAATTTTTGCATTAACATCGACGTCCCCAAAAACTTCAAGCTCTTTTCCGAGTTCCTCACGGCGCTTTGTCGCGTCTTGGATTTTGCTGTTTACATACTCGGTGACAGCTTTTTTCCTCGCCTGACGAATCTCTTTCTTTGTTTTAGCATCAGTTTCCGAAAAGTCCCTGCCCGTCAAAAGAAAAAGAAGCGATGAGAGTACATAGGTGTTCTCATAATAACTGTGCTGCGGGATTATTATCGATTCAGACGTTCCGACTCTATCTTCATCTAGGTAAAACAGGCGCAGAAGCGTCTTCCATGTCAAGCGTTTCTTCTCAAACACCGAGTTTTTAACAACCATCGGCTCTGTGTCGCCGTCAATTCCCATAAGTTTCAACCAGACCGTATTAAGGACAGGATGCTTTTGATTTTTCTTAAATTCTATATCATACGTGTCGCTTGCTATCCCTTCAATATCGCTGGTTACAGTCACCGAGTTTTTCCCGACCGTTCTATCAATGGTCAGTTCCTTGCTATCATATGTGGATATAGTCATTACCACACGATCATAGCCAGAGGATTCTTTGAACGGCTTTTTCGTCGACCCGCCAAACGCGAAGTCTATACATTTGGCAACGCACGTTTTACCTGTGTTGGAATGCCCTTCAATGATATTGAGCTTCGGGCCAAATGAAACGACGGCATCAGTTTTGGCAGGGCTTTTCGCCACTATTCTTTTAACATAAAATCCAAGCATAATAGCTCTACCTCCTCAATGCTTTCGTTGACTCGCAGGTAATCAACGATAATAGCTTCACATCATCTGTGTTTCGTAGGGCTTCAATGGTCTTTCGTGCGAGTGCTCTGTATTCTTCTGCGTATTCGGAATTTAAGCTTTTATAGAAGTCAATACCGTTATTTGTCAGAGTATATTTGAAGCCACTACGATCTCTGCGCACAGTCAATAGCCCGTCAATAATCATATTTTTCAAGGTTTTTGTAATAATCTCACGACGCACAGTAAATTCGCTGAATCCGAAGTTGTTTTCTCCGTTTAAGGCTTGGTCTGACAGATTAAACGAGCTGCTGTAAATCGTGATAAAATCGTAAGCTGCGGCGCGGTCAGCGGTCATCGCATCGTTGGATACACCAAACAGTAGAGTCATTCGCAGAGATATTTCAAATGTAGTATTGAATACATCACGCATCGACATCAACCCACGACTTTATTTTGCCGTCATTCACCAAGATATGGCAAATGCCTCTTCTCACCATGTTCTTTATCAAATTCGTAGTTCTGGCTAGTGTTACGGCATCAAGCGGCATGGTTATCATTTTATCAATGACAGCTTGGAGGCGCTTATATCCGTTGTTGTAATCCTGATAATAAGTGTTTTCTATACCGTCATATGCCTCGCTTTTTAACGCATTAAACTGGTCTTCTCCATTTGCATACACTTCACGCACGGAGCGTTGCACGCTCTCGGCAGCAAAATATGCTTTCCTTTGAGAAACAAAGTCATGGTGATATCGATTTGGCAGCTTGTCGAGATCATTTGGTGTAATGATCATGGAAAGCGCATCTGCATACGCATCACATAAAGCATTTAAATAAGGTAACTCATGAGCAGCAAACTCCTCTTCCGGCATCAGCTGGACGGGGAGTTTTATTTTTTCGTCTGCTATATGAATGATTCCATCTTGCACATAGACCGATGCCAACGGTACTTCAGGCAAAGGCTGACCGTACTTGTCTACATGAATCAGGTCGGAAGCAACAATGTAATTTCGCCCTGCCGCCATTGCTTCAATCAGTTTATAGAACAACATCGCACATACTTCATCGACATTATCTATTGTCGCTGACACAGCATAGCCGTCCAAAGCACTCACAAGGTTTATTCTCGCGTCGATGTCGACACTTTGGAATTCATCGACAAATTTCTCTTTACTGAAGAGGCTTAATAGCCGACGAGAATCGCTATCAGAGATTTTTCGTCCATTGTCGCCTTTGTATAGTTTGTGAAGCAGATTTTGCGATTTTCCAGATAGCGGATTGTAACTGTCCGCATCGTCTGCCTTTTCTTCTGCGTCGTTCGCAGGCTCGCGAATGATTAAGTTTGTAATGTACAAGACATAGTCCTGCTTTGTTACATCACATCCGATATACGAATGCATCAGCTGCAAAAAATCGCTAAAAGTCATTGCGCGGCCTCCTTATTTTTATAATGTACATCCGATGTACAACCACGTCCGCTGATGTAAAGTTTTCAGACTGCCGGATTTATTACAATAGAGATATAAAAAGACTCATAGCAAGCGCCGGTAAAAGCGCTCACAATGAGCCACTTTTATATATTATACCACGGGTGTTCGCAAAAGTCAATATACTTTGGCGAACGCAAAATAATTTTGCTCGCCGCATTTCAATGTTTGCGAACGCCTGATGGTATAGATGCTGAGTTGCGCGACTGCTGGCCACAGTCGTTCCAGCACAACACAGCACAGCACACAACTTAATACAACAGCTGACCACTGGAAGGAAGGCTGCATCCGAAACGGAGTTATCCGTTGAGGCTGCGGTATGGTATCTTATTGCCATTTTCGGTCAGCTGCCACAGACCTCCGTTTCGAGACAACGAAAACGGAGGTCATTTTAATGAAAATTCAATGGAACTTTGCAGACGGCACGAAATCCGAGGTCGAGGTCAATGAGGAGCTTGGGGAATTTATCACCGCATCGCGGCGCGAGGAGGACAACCTTAGTCGCAAAGAACGGTATCACTGTTATTCGTTGGATGCCATTCTCTTTGAGGGGAAGGAATACGGGGACAACCACACTCCCGAAACAGAAGTGGAGACAGCGGAAAGAAACAAGCGCCTTTATGCTGCAATGAAAACGCTGACGGCGGTACAGCAAAGGCGTTTGCTTATGCTGGCGGACGGGCTTTCCTTGCGGGAAATCGCGCGTCTTGAGAGTGTCGATCACCGAGCCATACGCGAATCAATCGAAGCCGCAAGAAAGAAATTTAAAAAGAATTTCTAAAACACCTCCCCAAAACACCCTTCATTTCTCCGTATGCCGAGGGACACACAAAACCGTCCCTCGGAAAGGACGGATGAAAAATGAAGCACGATTTGAAGATCAGCGTTTCAAAGAAGCCCACCGAAGACGGCGTCGTCAGATGCAAGCGCGTAGCGCTTCGGGAACGGTTGCTCCGTTACCTGTTCGGCGAAAAGCGTCGGGTAATGGTCATCGTCCCCGGCGACACCGTAGAGAGCGTTTCCATCACGGAATTGCCCGGAGGTGACGAGCACCGATGAAAAAAGACACTGCTCCGCTGCTTCCAATGCCGATCAAGGCAAAGCCCTACGCGCATCAGGTCGCCGCTTTCAATTTTGTTTGCGGGCTGTTCGGTCTGGTTTCGACGGGAGGTGATTCCGATGACGAAGGTCACGGTGAAATGCGCCCTGTGCGGGAAAGCATTCCAGCGGTCGGAAAGCCAAATCCGTGAAAACAACTTCTGCTGCCGGGAGCATTTTTACAAATGGAACTCGCAGCGCATGACCGAGTACAACCGCACGGATAACCCCATGAACAAGCCTGGCGGCGTGATGGAGTCGCGTGTTAAGCGGAGTCGCAAGCTCCGTGGCACCGGCGAAGGCAAAGCATATCCCAAACTACTCGGCAAAAACGCGCACCGCAGAATTGCCGAAGTCATACTCGGCAGACCGCTCAAAAAGGGCGAAGTCGTCCACCACATTGATGGCAATAAGCTCAACAACGACCCCGCAAACCTTGAGGTGCTCCCGTCACAGTCGGAGCATTGCAAAGTACACGGTTTCGGGAAGAAGAAAGGCAGGTGATGTAAATGAATATTTCCAGAAGTCAGGGCGTCGCTCTCCTAATGGAAATGGGTTAGCACCGGGAAAACGCTGGTGTCCATCGCCGCAGCAGGTGCGCTGTATAACGCCGGACGCATCAAACGAGCACTGGTCGTAGCACCGTTGTCGGTCGTCGGCGTATGGGACGAGGAGTTCGGTAAGTTTGCCGCCTTTGATTATACCCTCGCCGTGCTCAAGGGCAGCGGCGAGAAGAAGGCAGATACGCTCCGGCACATGACCGGCGACGCGCTGCAGGTGGCTGTCGTCAACTACGAATCGGCGTGGCGCTTGGAGAAGGAACTCGCGGCATGGCGTCCCGACCTGATCATCGCCGACGAGGGGCACAAAATCAAGACGCACAACATCTCGGCGTCCAAGGCGATGCACCGGCTGGGCGCAGCGGCAAAATACCGGCTGCTGCTGACGGGAACGCCGGTCACGAACAAGGCAATCGACGTCTTCTCCCAGTACAAGTTCCTCGACCCGCGCATCTTCGGACAGTCGTTTTACAGCTTCCGCAACACCTATTTTTACATGACCGGCTACGGCAATCACACGCCGGTGCTCAAAAAGTCGATGGAGCCGGAGTTGACCCGCCGTATGCACAGCATCGCGTTTCGGGCGACAAAGAAGGACTGCCTTGACCTGCCGGAAACGACCGACATCATCCTCAAGGTCGAGCTGGAGCCGAGAGCGGTGAAGCTCTACCAAAGTCTCGTGCAGGAGAGCTACGCCGAGCTATCCGAGGGCGAGGTCACCATTACCAATGTGCTCACCAAGCTGCTGCGGCTATCGCAGCTCACGGGCGGCTTCATCGGCAGCGACGAGAGCAGCGCCGCCGAACAGGTATCAACGGCAAAACTCGATGTGCTGGAGGACATCCTCGACGCGGCAATCGAGGAGAATCGCAAGCTCGTCGTTATCGCCCGCTTCGTGCCGGAGCTTGACGCGATCTGCGCCATGCTTGAAAAGAAGCGCGTCAATTATTCTCTTATCAAGGGCGGCGTGAAAGACCGCGACGAACAGGTATCCCGTTTCCAGAACGACCCCGACGTTCCCGTTTTTGTCGGGCAGATCGCAACCGCCGGTCTGGGGCTGACGCTCACGGCGGCAAGCACGATGGTGTTTTACTCGCTGGATTACAGCATGAGCAATTTCGAGCAGTGTAAAGCCCGCATTCACCGCGCCGGTCAGCGTATGCCTTGCACCTACATCTACCTCGCCGCGCAGGGCACGATCGACGAAAAGGTGCTCAAAGCCCTGAAGAACAAGGCAAACCTTGCCAAGACGCTGGTCGACGACTACCGCTACGGTAACAACCCATTCATGTAAAGGAGCTTATCGCAATGGACAATTCTGAGAAAATGTTTGAACTCGCAGACCGGCTTAAGGTTCTGCGGGACGAGAAAAAGGATACCGAGCAGCGCGTTAAGGAACTCAACGCCGCACTTGATGAAACCGACTCTGCGCTCGCGCAGCTCATGACCGATACCGAAACGCAGAACTTCACCCGCTCCGGCACGATGTTCTGCCTCACCAATACAACCCGCGCATCGGCGACCGCCGACCGTAAGGACGAGCTCTTTAAGGCGCTTCGCGCAGAGGGCTACGGCGGACTGGTTTACGAGACCGTCAATGCCAACTCCATCTCAGCTTTCGTGCGGGAGCAGATATCCGAGAACGGCGATGTGTTACCCGACTGGCTTGAAGGGCTGGTCAGCGTATTCGAAAAAACGACTGTGGGCGTCCGTAAGGCGACCCGTAAATAACGAAAGGATGGAATGATACCATGAAAAACGAAAACAAGGCACTTACCACTACGAACAGCGCGTTTGTGGCGCTGAAGGACTTCAATCTGAACGACGCGCTCTCCGAGGAGCTTTCCGGTTTGTCCGGCAGCTTTGAGAGAATCAAAATCCCCGCCGGAGGCATGACGGTCTTCGAAATCCCCGGCGAAAACCCCGACAGCCCCGAAACGGTCAAGGAGTTCTCCGCAGTTATCCTGCACCATCATCCGCTGTATGCCTACTACACGGACAAGTATACCGGCGGATCTAATCCTCCCGACTGCGGCAGCTTCGACGGCGTTACCGGCGAAGGCAACCCCGGCGGCGACTGCGGCAAGTGTCCATATAACAAATTCGGCTCCGGCGAGAACGGTGCCAAAGCGTGCAAAAATCGCCGCCGTATCTACCTGTTGCGCGAGGGCGAGATTTTCCCGATGATTCTTTCCCTGCCGACCGGCTCTCTGAAGGATTTCACTCGCTACATCATGCGCTTGCTCTCCAAGGGCAAGAAATCCAACGCTGTGGTCACGAAATTCGCGCTGAAGAAGGCGACCAATAACAGCGGCATCGCCTACTCTCAGGCGCAGTTCTCGGTCGACCGTGATCTGACTGCCGAGGAGTACGCGCTCATCGCAGGGCTGACCGAGCAGGTCAAGAGCTTCTCCACCCGCATCGGCTATGATACCGAACCGACTGCGGATACACCCGCCGTCAATGTTGATCCCGAAACCGGCGAGGTCATTGAGCCTCTCGCCTAAATACACAGCCGCGAAGGTCGGGTGGCAGCCGCTGCCCGACCTATAGCGGCAGATAGGAGCATGAACATGAGTTACAACCTTATATATACACCCAATGAGCTACGCGAGTACATCGAGGGCGTGGGCGTTATCGCATTCGACTTTGAGACTGCGCCGGATGATGAATGGCGGGACGAGCCGAAGGCGGCGCTGGACGCGCACAAGGCGCACATCGTCGGCATCAGCCTTTCGGTTTCGGAAGGTAGCGCGGTATATCTGCCTATTGCACATAAAGTCGGAAAAAATGTGCAGAGCCGCGATGCGCTTATACAGTATCTCACGACCGCTGTGTTTGAAAACCACGATGTCGTGAAGGTGGCGCACAACCTGTCCTTTGAGGCGATGTTCCTCTATGCGCTGGGCATCGTCGTATGCGAACCCTGCTACGACACCATCGCGGCGGCGCAGCTCACGCTTAAGAGCAAGTTTGAGTTTCGCGGGCTGTCGGACAGCGGTTTGAAGCTGCTCTCTACCTCACTTTTCGGCGCGAATATGCCGGATTTCAATACGGTGACGGCGGGACGGCATTTCGACGAGATGAACCCCGCCGAGCAGGAAACACTGCGCTATGCCAGTGCTGACAGTGATTACACTCTGCGGTTATACCACAAATTCAACGGCTGGTTTGCAAAAAACCTCCCACAGCATCGGGATATCGTGGAGCGGGTGGAATCACCGACGGCGATCTATGTCGGCATGATGAAGTACAACGGCGTTCCGATGGATACGGATGCAATGGTGGCGCGGCAAGCAGAAGCAGAGGAAAAGCTCGCGGCGCTTCGTGCGGAACTCGACGAGCAGACCGGCGGCGTGGACATCGGCGCAAACGCCTCGACCTCGGCGTTCAAGCAGTATCTGTATACCGACCTTGGATTGCCGGTGCTTAAAACGACGGAAAAGCATCAGGAGGCGGCGGACGACGCGACGATGATACTGCTCACGGAATACTGCCGCGAAAATCGCCCGGAGCTGATGCGCCTGTTCGAGCTGGTACAGGAATACCGCAAGTGGGGCAAGCTCAAAAGCACCTACATCGACGGGTATCTTCACTGTGTCAACAGCGCCACAGGACGCATTCACCCTGACCTTATACCGCTCGGCACAGAAACAGGGCGCTTCGCCTCCCGCAGTCCCAACCTGCAAAACTGCCCGCGCAAAGATAACGACCCGATTGGAGTGAGGAATTTCATCGCCGCGCCGGAGGGCAAGCTGCTCATCTCACTGGATTTCTCCCAGATCGAACTCCGCGTGGGTGCGTTTTACTGCCGCGACGAAAAGATGCTCGAAACCTATCGCGCCGGTGGCGATATCCATGCGGCAACGACCTCGGTTATCTTTCATGTGCCGTTTAGCGAGGCAGCGGACAAGAATGCACCGCATTACAAGGAGCGCCGCACCATCGCAAAGAACTGCAATTTCGGTGTGTTTTACGGACTTTTCCCCAGCGGACTGCAGAAAACGCTGAAGTTCAAGGCTGGTCTGGATATGTCGAAGGAAGCCTGTGCCGGTATCATCGACAATCTGAAAAACGGCTATCCGCGCCTGACCGATTGGCAGGACGATACCAAGCGCCGCGCCGCCAACACCTGCTATGCAGAAACGTGGCTCGGCCGCCGCAGGTACATTATCGGCATCCTCTCGACCGATTGGGGCAAGCGCTCCTTTGCCGAGCGCTGTGCCATGAATACACCGATTCAGGGTACGGCGGCGGATATTTTGAAGCTGGCAATGGGACGCATCGTCGCGGGCATCAAGGAGCGCCCGTGGCTCAAGCCATTCCTGCAGATTCACGACGAGCTGGTGTTCGAGATACCGGCGGACAAGCTCGACGAGGCGGTCGGCTTCGTGAAAGCTTGCATGGAGGTGCAGCCGTTCCCGGCGTTTGACGTGCCAATCATCGCGGAAGCCGCCTACGGTGAGAGCTTCGGCGAGCTGAAGGAAATGGAGGACGTGTGATGTGGATAGATAAACGAAACGCCGAGGGCTACAGCGACCCGACAACCTACGAGGCTATGCGAGGGCTGATGCGTGAGGACTTGCTACGTCGTTATGGGACGGAATACCGCCCGCTCGTTTTCATCTGCTCGCCCTTCGCCGGTGATATGGAGAAAAACACAGAGCGCACACGGGGCTATTGCCGCTTTGCCGTCGAGCAAAACGCGATACCGCTTGCGCCGCACCTGCTCTACCCGCAGTTTATGGATGAGCACGATCCTGACAGTCGCAAGCTGGGCTTGTTCTTCGGGCGGGTGCTGCTGGGAAAATGTCAGGAGCTGTGGGTGTTCGGAGATAGGGTATCCGAGGGCATGAGCTACGAAATCCGCAAGGCGCAGAAGCACAATATACCCATCAAGTATTTTACCAAGGAATGTGAGGTAAAAACGCTATGAGCAATCGCTGCGGCGGGAACTACCCGCAGGAGCTGCTTGACCGAAAGCAATGGGTCAACTGGCGGCTCATTCCCGATAAGGACGGCGGCAAGGACAAAAAGATGCCATACAATCCCATCACGGGCAAGGGCGCGCAATCCAATAACCCTGCGACATGGACGGACTACGCCACTGCCGCCGACGCGCTGGAGCGTTATGGCTTTACGGGGCTGGGCTTTATGTTCTCGAAGGAGGATAACCTCGTGGGCGTGGACGTTGACCATTGCTACGACCCTGAAACGAAAACCTTTAATGAGACGGCGAAGGCAATCATTGCAAGGCAGCCCACCTACATGGAGTTTTCGCCCTCCGGCACCGGCATTCATCTCTTCTTCAAGGGCGCGATGCCCGGTACCGGCAACAAGAATACCAAGACCGGCGTGGAGATGTACGAGCATACCCGGTATTTCACGATGACTGGAAAAGGGCTCGACGGAGCGACGGATACCATCGCCGAGGACAACGGTACGCTTAAGTGGATTCATGAAACCTACATCCGCGCCCCGAAAAAGCAGCAGCAAAGGAAGTCGAAAAAGAGCGCATCCGTGCAGCTGTCCGACGACGACCTTTTGGAGCTTGCCTGTGGAGCCGATAACGGCGAAGCGTTCTCAAAGCTCTGGGACGGCGATTGGCAGGATGCCTATTCGAGTCAATCGGAGGCGGATATGGCGCTGTGCTGTCGATTGGCATTCTGGTCGGGTAAGGACAAAGCGCAGATGGACAGGCTCTTTCGCCAGAGCGGGCTGTTTCGGGAAAAGTGGGACGCGAAGCATCATGCCAGCGGCGCGACCTATGGCGAGGAAACGCTGGACAAGGCTTGCGAGCTGACCGAGGATACCTATGCTCCCGGCAACGATGCGCCGGTGTTTGAGTACAAGGGTATGTATTTCCGCAGCAAGGGTGACAGCATCTATCCTATCACCAACTTTATATTCGTGCCGGTGGAGATGATTGTCGCCGAGGAGGAAACGCAGCTCACCGCCGACCTTGTGACCGTGCGCAGCGAAACCTACCGCTTGACCTTTATGACGACGGACTTCGCCAATCAGCAGAAATTCAAGAACGCCCTCAACAAGCGCACCATCGCTCTCAGCTATACCGGCTCGGATGGCGACTTGGAGCTGCTCAAGGCATACATCTCGGAGCTGGAATGGAAAACGAAGCTTGGCGTCAAGGCGATGGGTATTTATGAGCATGGCAGTGGGATGGTATTCGTTACGGTCGAGGGCGCGGTGGACGAAAACGGCGCGTCGGTCGAGGACATCATTCAGCTGGATAAATACCGCAGCATTTGCAGCGACATTCTTGACGCAAAGCTCATCACCGCAACCCAGTTTCAAAGGCTCGGCGAACAGCTCATGTCCTACAACGAACCCGCAAAGGCGGTGTCGATTCTGGCGTGGATCAGCGGCTGCTTTATCAAGGAGCACCTGCGGAAAAAGAACGTGAAATATCCGCATCTCATGCTAATCGGCGAAGCCGGAAGCGGCAAGAGCAATACGCTGGAGCGGGTCATTATGCCGGTGTTCTCCAAGTCAAAGATCGTGGCAGCGGGACAAACGACCGCCTTTACACTGATGAAGGACTCGGCATCCTCAAACACCATTCCGATGGCGCTGGACGAGTTCAAGCCCTCAAAAATCGACAGCTATCGACTTGCGCCGCTGCTGAACCATTTCCGAAACAGCTATGACGGTCAGGAGGGCATCCGTGGTCGCGCCGATCAGACGACCGTGAGCTATGAGCTGCTGGCTCCGCTCGTGGTCGCCGGTGAGGAATCGCCGGATGAGGCAGCGATTCGGGAGCGCAGCATCGAGCTGCTGTTCTCCAAGAAAGACCTGAAAACGGTCGAATATCGTGCGGCGTTCCAGAGGCTGTGCGCCAGTGCCGATTTACTCGGCAGTCTTGGGCATAGCTTACTGAACATCGCGCTGAAAACCAAGCCCGCTGAATGCTATTCGTGGTACGAGGAGGCGCTGGGCGGCTTCAACAAGGAGCTCCCGTCGCGTGTCGTCAATAATCTCGCCTGTATGGTCGCAGGGCTGCGTCTCATGGAAAAGCTGTGTTCCTCGCTTGGATTGACGTGGCATGAGACGTTCCCGTATGCAATCGCTCCCTGCACAAAATACATCGAATATGCGGCGAAGGAATACCTGCTGGACGGCGGCACCAGCAATAAGAGCGTGGTCGAGCAGACGCTTGAGGTCATGTCGCGCATGGGGCTTGACCCGAAGAGCGAGTTTGCCATATGCGATGATGGGAAGACGCTGGCGCTGTGGCTCAATCACGTCTATGACCGTTATACCAAGTACCGCAAGGACTACGCCATCGCAGGAGAAACGCTGACCTATGCACAGTTCAAGAAGCAGCTACAGCACTCGGATTATTTTCTGGAGAGCAACGTACAAAAACGCATCGGCTCGGAGAATCGACGCGTATGGACGCTCAATTATGGGCTGCTCAAAACGAGGTGCGACGTGTCCGGCTTTGAAATCACAGAGGTTGAACCGCTATGAGCGGCGCAATCTGTAACTTAATCGCTCGTGATGTAGCCTCTCGGCGCACAGAAGTTACAGGAAAAGTTACGCCCCAAAAGCCGCTATATAGAACACATTTCAGAGTGGTCGGATGGTTTTGTAACTTTGTAGCTTCAAAAAATATGTATATACGCGAGAGCGGCTTCAATTCCATACGCGTGCGCGTGTGCGCGTGTGAATACACGCAGACCTCTATAAAAGGCGGTTACACGGTTACAAACCCGAAAAAAGTTACAAGGAGTACACTGTGGCAGAAAAAGAAATCGTGAGCGCGATCCTGCGCTATCTCAAAACCGTGCCGAGGTGCTTTGTTTGGAAGGAGCACGGCGGGATGTACGGTACGGCAGGTATCCCCGACATCATCGCCTGTATCGACGGCAGGTTTTTCGCCTTTGAGGTGAAGACGCCGGTCGGGAAAGCAACGGCACTTCAAGCGGCAACTATCCGAAAAATCCTCGCCTGTGGCGGTACGGCTGCGGTCGTCCGTTCGGTTGACGAGGTGCGAGCCGTGATAAACGGCTCTCTGCAATGAACGCTGACTATGAAAACAACGCACCTGTGCTTTACATATACAATGCTCACAATGCGGCATCGCTTCGCTGGAATCACAAAATCCAGATAAGGAGTGTGTCTCATGGACAACAATTACGAAAACCTCGCAAACGCCATCATCCTTCAGGCGGCGAAGGATTACCGCAAGGCGCTGCGTACCCTCTCACTCAATCCGCATAACCGCTCGGCGCAGTACGAATGCCGGAGCATCGAGAGTTTCTTCCGCTCCGGCTGGTTTGGTTTGCTGACCCACCTCGACCCGGAGCTGCTCATCAGCAAGCTGAAAGCGGAGGTGGCGGCATGACTGTTAAGGAATATCTCGGTCAGGCGTACCGTCTCGACCAGCGCATCAACTCAAAGCTGGAGCAGGTCGCTTCCCTCAACGAGCTGGCGACAAAATGCACCTCGACGCTCACGGGTATGCCCCGCAATCCCAATCGCGGCACCTCCACAATGGCTGACGCTGTGGGTAAAATCGTAGACCTGCAAGCGGAGATCAACCGCGACATCGACCGGCTCGTTGATCTGAAGCGTGAGATGGTCAGCCTTATCAAGGCTGTGGACAACACCGAGTACCAGACGCTGCTGGAGCTGCGTTATCTGTGCTTCAAAACGTGGGAGCAGATTTCGGTTGATATGGGCTACAGCATCCAACATATCTATCGGTTGCGGGAGAAGGCTTACGATGAAATTCGTGTGCCGCCCGAAAGATGATAGGTTATGTTAGTAGATGTTCATGCTAAATTCTGATATGATATACTTAGCGAAATAGGAATAAGAGAGCCTTGTGGGAGCAATCCCTCAGGGCTTTTCTTATGCCCACGAGGAGGTGACATCATGCCAAGAAAACCACAGCGACCATGCCAGCATCCCGGCTGTCCGAAGCTGACAAGCGGTCTTTACTGCCCAGAGCATCAGCGACAGGCGGATTATCATTACAATCATTTCCAGCGTGAGCCGGAGACGAATAAAAGGTACGGTCGTGCTTGGAAGCGTATCCGTGACCGTTACATCAAAGCGCACCCGCTCTGCGAGGAGTGTCAGAAGCAAGGCAAGCTGACGCCTGCCGAGCAAGTCCACCACATCCTTCCGCTCTCCAAAGGTGGTAGCAGCAGTGCCGACAATCTCATGGCGCTGTGCAAGGCGTGCCACTCCCGCATCACGGTGGAGATGGGTGATCGCTGGCACGACCGATGATTGGAGGAACAATGGAATACAAAAAAACCTGTGCTGCCTGTGGCAGCTTTTTTGTTACCCAAAACGAGAATCAAAGTTGTTGTTCTTCTGAATGCGGGCTGCAGCTCGGGCGGCGTAATAAAAAGAAATATTACACCTGCCAGTATTGTGGTGAGCAGTTTTGGAAGCCAGATGCTTTTCGTAAAAAATACTGCAGCAAGGAGTGCCAGATGGCCGCCAGACGTGATGAGGCTATGAAACGTCACCTGAATCTGTCTCCGGCCTCTGAGCCGGAAGTATATCAGCGTGAGTGTTTGTGGTGCAAAGAACAGTTTGAAACGCCGTATCCGAATAAACTGTACTGTTCTCCTGAGTGCGCCTACGAAGGAAACAAGCGCATGAAACGACAGCAATGGGCTGACGAGTACGCACCACACATTTTTACCTGTTTAGAGTGTGGTGTGGAAGTCAAAACGGAATGCGGTGACAAACATTCGCTTTTCTGTTCGGAAAGGTGCATGGAGAAGTATCATTCGCGGATTTATAAAAAGCAGCGCAAGCAACAAATGCGGAGCGCTTGGGTAGAACCTGTGATTTTTGATGCTGTTTATTATCGCAGTAACGGCGTTTGTGGCATCTGCGGTTTGCCTGTTTCTTATGACAAATCACCAGCTGATATCTGGGCGGCTACAATCG